ATGCTTGAGTGAGTTACTGCATTGCTGCATTATGGTTATTGTCAAGTCAATCATTCTGATCCCACCTCCAATTTCCAACCATGTTGACAAGATCGATCCACACAGATTTGGATACCCAGATACCCGGTTTCAAGTGCTAGGGTAATGCCCAAAATAATCAGGCCGATGATCAAAGCTAAGATGACTTTGCTTGTGTCATTCATCAGTCGTCCCCGCATTGGTCATCTGCAAATTCCGCAGCTTGGAGGTCAGAGAGTCCTTCATCTTTAGCTTTGCCGTAGTAATCCAGCCATGAGTTATATTCGACGCATTCACGTATCACATGGTCAGCTATTGTTTCTGTTTCGTTCATTTCTCTTCCTCGCATTTCCGATAAGCAACCTCAGCTGCTTCGAACTTAGACAGCCCATCTTCCCTGGCATGGTAGTAATAATACTGCCAGTCGTCATAGTTCGATGGCTTAACAGGTTGAGTATCGTTCGCTACAAATCCAGTAACCGTGTTGAATGTTGGTCGAGTAGTTTTTTCACTCATTAGATTACTCTGTAGGTACATAATCAAGACATAATAAATTCTGCTTTCGACTTTCAAGATCTGTAATACGTACCTGTGTTTCAGCATTTAATGTTTGTATTCTTTTATCAATTTCACTGATAGCATGTTGTCGCATTTTTTTATCGTCAAAAATAGGATCAAGTTCTACCTCTCCCGCAAATACCCAATGATTAGGCATACTGTTTTGATTGTCATAAGCAACAAACCGACATTCCCCATGCTTTAAATATTCTTCAGGTTGAGTTAAATATAAGTACAATTTCATTTTTTTATCTCCTGTTGTTTAATTAAGTTCCACAAATAATAAGTAGCTGCACCATCAATTGCGGCATAACGTAAAAACTTTTCTTCCTTTGGATTATCGGGTTCATATTCATCAATTAATGTCCATTTTGGACTGTAATGAGAACCCATCAAATCTTTTAAACCAATTTTAGCTTTCCAGCTTTTTGAGTTATTTATTAATGTTTTTATGCGTAAAGCGGTATCTTCATAATCTTTAGGAAATGCATGTGTACGGTGATACATTACTTTTAAATCAAATAACGTATTGTGTACTAACAATTTTCCCTGGTAATTAACAATCCATTTCCAGATAATAATTTCCTGCCTAGGATTTTCTGGTATTAAAATTATGCTAGAGGATTTACTTATTCCAAATACAAAATGAGTGACATTAACTAAAGATGGATAACTTAAACCTGAGTTATTAGAAATCAAATAATAATTCTGACATTTTTTTGTAATATCTTCTGTAGCTAATAATTTTAAAGCTCGTTTACGTTCTAATTTAGAATAAACACCTTTAGTTTCTAGATCTAAAGACATCATAGGTATATCATTCATGGACATTAATTTTTTATTGATATGCCATGAAGTACTACCAATTGTGTAATCAACTTTAATCACAATATCTCCAGTATTCCTTTAAGAGAATTCGAATAGAATTTTCCTAATATATTTTCGTTAAGCCAATGGGGATCAAATATTGCATCATAATGAAATAGTAATGCTGCTTCGAGATAGGTTGCAGTTTTTCTACTATTACATTGATATAAGATTTCTTTTTTAGAAATTTCTAGAGATCCCGCTAGATCATGACTCCCTTCGTAATTAACAAAAGGTAAATTTGTTAAGATCCGTCTATTACGTTTTTTATTTTTTAGGGGAGGTTTTTTCCGAATAGCTCGGACAGCTTTTTTACCAATGTACTGTTGTCCATTAGTATATGAAATGATATAGACAATATCAGTACACTCAGATAACAGATCATTATGGTTTGATATAGAGCAGTTTTTATAAACCCACACATCTAATCCCACCCATTACCGGAATCGGTAATACGTTCAAATGCCATTTCTATTTGTTCATGAATAGTTGGTTGTCTTTGTTCCAACCAATGCTCATATTTTTTTATTGACCCCCAGGCTTCATAGGGTACTACTGTTTGTAAATACCTGATAATAGCAGGAAGGAAATAAAGATTTTTTTCATAAATACTTTCAAAAGAAACAATAAGATTATTTGTTAATAAAGCTTTTACAAAACCATCAGGATGAATCCCATTTTCTACATAATCAATAATCTGATCTTGAATATTTTTGGGAATTAATATTCCATTAAATATAAATGGTTTCTTATCGATAATCATTGAAGTCTCCTCAATGCTGGTATAACTAATGTATTTTGAAGTCTGGCTTCATTCATTGGCTCAACCCAGTACTCATTAATTTCTTTAGCTAAACTATAAATATAATTAGAATCTGCCCCTAGATCGATTGCATGAGCTAGTGCTTTATACATAGCAATAGAACGTCCACCTACTTCAGCATTAAATGCATAATAAAATGTTTCACTAGGATCTTGTAATAAAAGATCTCGTTCACGAGCAGGAAGTGATGCAGGACGTTTGGGTTTCTCTCTAAGGCGTTCTGCAGCTTTTTCTAGTAAATATTTTGTTTTTAATGTTTTTCCTTCCAATTGTGACAAAATATTTCTATGAGCAAATGAAAAATAAATTTGGCTCTTAGGCAATATATCTATTGTTAACCCAAGCTCTTCAGATATTTCTATCATAAAGTTTTTCCAGAGTTGATCCTCTAGATCTACAATTGCATCAAGTTCCAAAATAACTCGAAATCGAAATTCATTATTGGGATCAGAAGTTCTAACTACATAATGATTATAATCATTCAATAAAGTATGTACTTCTTCATCCGTTATAAATGATTTATCGATATCTAGCACAACAAATTTGGTACCTCCTTCAATATTAGCTTTAGCTCGTTTTCCATCTTTAAATTTAAAAGAACCGTAAGCTGCATTTTCTTTGAGTAATAACTCAATTTCAGTGAAATTAGTTTCAAAAAATTCATAACCTTCACTGCAGTGTTCTTTCATATACTCCTTTAATTCCTTATCCTTTATATTTCGATTATTAAAAATAATGTAAGAAACACCAACAATATTTGTTTTAACAATTTCAGTATATTGAATACCTCCTTCTACAATTGTATAACTGCCATCTTCATGATAGCTATTTGCTAATGTGGTTAATTCTTCAACTTTAGATTTGGTAGAACCAGTTCCAATAATATAAGATAATTTTCTTAATTCATGCAAAGATAAAAAGAACTCACCATCTTGTGCTTTATATTTACACATATCGGCAAGCTGCTCATAAGGTTCTTTAACTAGTTCCTTTTCAAATTTATTTAAACTATCAGATAAAGACTCAACAGTATTAATTGCATAAGAATAGGTTTTTTCATTGATAACTGTATGACCCGCTAAAATGGCATAGGTACCCGCTAGTTTTAATGCCAACCATTGTTTATGTTTTCTACTAAGTTTTGAAATTGGAAATTTAGCAGACATCATATCTGACTTAATTGCATTATATTCAAGATATACATCAAACAATTTTTCTGCATCAGAAGTAATTTTTAGGGGTTCTTGAGTTGTCTTTTGAACTAAATTAGATGTTAAATTATTCAATGTATTTTGAGCTTCCAAAACACGTTTTCGTTCTGCTTCCTTTAACTCATAAAGTTGGTCAATACTTTCAATTACCAGTCTAGGTTGCAACTCAGGAGTAAATGTAAAAATACTCCTTCTAGCTAGTTGGGTGTTAAACACCATCTTAAATTTTGCTTTAATATCACTATTAAATAAAATAGCTTCCTGAGATCCAAAAAATAATGCATTAACAGGTAAATTTTTAATTGATTTTGTTTGAGCATCAAGAGACTTTACAATTTTTGGAGGAATATTACCGAGATCATAAGCAACAGATATCGTTTTAATAATGTCACACATATGACCATTAGATTGTAACTCTGAACCAATTTCAGAAGTTAAAATCGAACCAGCACCCATAGGATTTTCAGCGATATCAGCAAAATGATGCATCAAACCTTCAACAGTACCAAGACCAGCTTGAAGAGGTTTTGGTTCTTGATAATATTTTTGCCACTCATGAACACCCTCACCTTCTAAACGTGCTCGTTCCTCTGCTTTAGACCTGGCAAAATTCTTACGTCCTGATTCAATCTCTGTATATCCTATATCAAGAGATTTACGTAAAGTATTTAACGATTTATCTTTGGATGTACCAGATGCACTTAAAGCAAAAACAATTGCATTAGTGGGAACTAATGTTCCATCATAAAGAATAATTGGTTTTCTTAAATGAGAACTAAAGGTAATAAGTTCCGCCAGGGTAATTGCTAATTTCAGTTTATAAGGTATATCACCAGAAATTGTATCAATACCTTTTTGTACAATATCTGGAAAAGAATTAATTTTGGATGTTCGTTCTTTTATGTACGAATCCAATAACTCGTATGTTTTCATTTAAGCTCCTACAAATTTAACAACATCCTCAAAGAATTCAATTTCATTAAATTCATTTCCAATATTCATACAGCCATCTAATGTAACTGCACGCCCATAGTTATCCGATAATTCTTCCCCGTATAAATCTTCAAATAAAGCAAAATAAAATTTACGAAGTAACCGATCATTTATTACAGCCGACATAATTTCTACAGATTTATTATCTTTATGACTGAATAAGGGAATAGCAGAAAAATAATTTTTACTCATATTTTTCATAATTTGATAAACAGGCAATATTAAAGATATTTTAATAAAAATATGACGACGTTCTAATTCTTCTATTGTAGCTAGGAGTTTTGCAGTATTAGTACGAACATCTTTATTCTTTACTGTATAAGGATAACTAACACTAACATATAATTCGTAAAAGAAATCAATGTACTGACGAGCTGGAGTAATAACACAATCAGGTTCCCCTGCTGCATACTTTCCAACATCAACTCCTACATTTACTCCATCAACAGAATATTGATATGCCTCATAAGTTTCTGTAGTAATTAAACCTCGTTTATGAAGATTAGAACGAACTAGGTTTCGTATAGACATTTGTTCAGAAATAGGAAAATCAGATTCTCCTTTCATTAATTTCCTTAATGCTTCTTGGTATGACATACCACAATTATCATCATTCTTCTGTTCTAATTTACTTACAACAGAAATAAAATGGTGTAAATTACGAAATCCCATAAAATCAGGGTCAAGAACTTTCTCTGACCAGGACTTAGGAAAAATATCGGGGAGCGGTTGAGTTAGATTAAAGTCATTTTTCATTTATTACTCCTATTCAGATTTACAAGTTACTACAGACCAAAGATCAGTTATTGTTAGACATTCACTTTGATCTGCATATTTTGGAAGGTTATTTAATCGTTCTGTATATTTATCGTAGATTAAATTACTTTTATCGACTAAGTTAAAAATATAGTTATCAGTTAAAAAAAGATCTTTACGTTTCTGATAACGCATTGCATCACGCATTGATACTACAACAGATGAATTTGTTTCTTTAATAATATCTCGCAATAAATCAATTTGTTTTGATGTATCAAAGTCAATTAAAGATTTTTCTAAATTACTATCTCGTTCAATTTCAACAATATCAAATCTATCTAGCGTTGCAGCATCCAACTTAGATCGACCTGTATAAGCATTATGTTCATTTGCCGGATTTGCTGTAGCCATTAAACGAAAATCAGGATGAGCATTTATAATTCCTGTCGGAAAAGATAAATACCCATTCTCAATTGTATTAATTGATAGCAATACATTTGCATCTGCAGCATCAATTTCGTCTAAAAGCATCAATCCACCATTTTCAAAAGCTTCTTTAAAAAGTGTTGGCACATAAGTTCCATTAATACTCATAAAACCTAGCAGGTGAGATAACGTTGTTTGACGAGTCATCGACATACTGTAGAATTTTAATTCTAATTTATCAGCTATTTGCTTAGCTAGCGTGGTCTTTCCAGTACCTTTTTCTCCAGTTAAAAGAACTGATATATTATTTTCAACAAGTGTTAATACTTCATTGAATTTAAAATGGGACATCATCGTTCGTCCCTCCTAATACTGCACAATATACTTGTTCTTCTTTTACCTTACCTAATAATGCATGGTATAAAATAAATCCTGTTAAATTATTAATATCAGTAAATTCTACTTTTGATCCTTTATTAGAAAATTTTACATAATTAGGAATATTATTTAATACGTGGGAGGAATCTGGGAGGATTTCAGAAAAATGCATTTCTGTATAATCATTAATCATGTTATTTTTTACTGTAACAAGAAAAAATAACATCAATTCATCGTTATTATATTCTTTTAATTCAGCAATTATTCTGTTGTCTTTATCTTCTGCCGATATAAATGCCCCTACACTTTTAAATAAATTAATTTCTGTAATTAGTAATTTATGTACTGCGTATGTATTTTCAATTTCATCATATAATTGATCTGTACTCATATCAGGCAATGCTTTACAAAAATCCCGTATTGAAGATACTCCATTTTTTAAAACAATATTAAAAATTGAAGCAACAGAGTTAAGATTTAAACCTTTACTTCGACTAATTAATGTTTCAAAAATTTGAAGTGGTGTAGATGTAGGTACAACAAACGGGAGAAATTTATTAGCCATAACTATCTCCAGTTAAAAATATGCAGGGGTCATAATTAACCCCTGCATATTTTAGTTAAATATAATCAAACTCAACGGTATTCTCGATGCTTGTCAACATCGGAGAAGTTGCAACCAATTCACAGAGTTTACGATTAATGTTTGCTCCTTCCGTATTTTTAGCAAATTCAATAGCATGAATTTTGATACGTTGAACTTCAGCTTTTAACATGCTGACTTTTGAATCATCAGACATGTGAGCAAATGACATTAAACCATCTACCGTATTAACATCAGGACAGGTGATAGACATATCAACATTGCCATAAGCTTTCCTGGCTGAAGCAACAACAGCTTGTACTTCTTCCAATTTTTTAGATGAAGAAGATTCTTCATTTGTGAGTAGAGCAGTAAGTGACATAAAAAACTCCTTATAAAATAAATTTACCTATAAGCGGGTAAAAAACGCTGTTATAAAACATTTGCATTACGTAAATCAAAAACCACATCGGCTAGCTGCAACGTAATAACACCTATACGCGATTAAATCATCTCTGTTTTTTATTCCTCCATTTTCTCTAANTTTAGAAATAGATCTATTTAAATCATCTGCAATATAAACTGTTTCAAATTCTAAACCTTTAGAAGTAAAAACTGTTGCTATTGTATATGTCAAATCAACATCTGCATTTTGTGCTTTTTTATAAAGGCTAAAAAGATTTATATTTTTTCTGTTAAGAGATGATAATAATTTTACTGCACTTTGAATTTCAGGATCATCAACAAAGTCAGTTAAATATCCTAACCAAGTATCTCCTACTTTTTTTCTTTCTATAAAATTTTTATATTCATTTTCTAAAAATTTATATTTCTTTTGGTACGGGGTTTTTCCTGTTCCTGCTGTCGTAATCGCCATCGGACATGCAAAAATATCAGATAATTTTCGTAATAGAGTAAATCCTTTTCCGCTATCTAGTCTATCATTGATGGCTGTAATTATCACAGCATTTGTTAAAGTACAATATAATGTTTTACCATTCTTAACAGGAGTACTTGTTCCTACAAATTTAAACTTATCATTTACTTCCATTTTCATAAAGGATTCAATATCTTCTGCGATTTGTTCACTGCATCGAAAAGACTGAGTTAAATTTAATACAGGAGAATCTTTTAATTCCTCAAACCCGTCCACTAGATTCAAAAAATCATATATAGCTTGGTTTGTTTCTCCCAAACCAAGTTTCTTTGGAGCCTTCAATAGTTTAAATATTTCTAAAGCTACTGCAGTCGTATCATTAATTTCATCTAAAATAACTAAATCGTAATTACACTCAATACTTTGTTCAACTAACATTAAGTGAAAATACTTCAACATAAAATTAAAGGAAGGAGATAACTCTCCAGACAACATTTTCGTAATATATGTTGTTGACAATTCCTGCAACTGTTTTGAATTTTCGTCATCTTCAAAATGAAATTCCATAAATTCATACATATCTGCAGAAGATGAAACAAAGAATAAATTAATAGCATTTATTACTTTCCATTTCTTAGGATATGAAATTTTTTCAGTAATACAGGTATATGAGATATCTTGGATATTTCGTAAATTTATATTTGGCTGCCTAGCAACATATTTATAAGCAAGAGCATGGAATGTTTTACATTCAACATTTAACCCACGAAAACGACTTACACCTTCTTCAACAATTGCCTTATTGAATGCAGTATAAAGAGCACGTTTTGGTTTAAGTAAAGTTGCCACCTGCTGAGCCATAAATGATTTACCTGCGCCTGCACCTGCAGCAACCAAAAGAATTCCATCATTTTCAGAAATGTGGTCCAAGATTTCGTGTTGTTCTGGTGTATATCTAATCATAAAATTATTTTCCTATAGACAAAAAAATGCCCCAGTAAAAACTAGGGCAAAAGCAAGTAGAATGTGGAGGAGAGAGAATCTACTTACATAGCGATCAAAGTCCGGTTTTGGCTTGTGTCGGACAAGCCCACAGAGATAAACCTAGAACATCTTCCAGGCGAGCCATGCTATTAATATTATCTCGTAGCATTTCTAGTTCTATTAACCAATTTACCAATTAAACCCCCTGTTGGAACACTTGGATCATTAGTTACCGTATTATGAAGAGCTACTGCAGGAGCTGCTATAGCCTCTCCTGCTGGGTTAATGACTAAAGATTTAAGCATTTCCAAAAGTCCTCCAGCTCCATTTATAGCTGCTCCTCCAACAGCGTTTACTCCGTTAGAGACACCATGAATTGCATCAGATGCTGCAGCAGATACCCCGGCTGGAGTAGTAGGATTAAATAAATAATTTGCTAAACTTTGCTTAGCTTGATCTATTCCGTTCGCAGTCGCTAAAATATCAGATTGTGTTGGTACACGTACACTTCCTGCCCGAAATGGTTGAGCTTGTGCAAAATTATTAGCACCACTGGCAACCGTACTCAATAACGAAGGCGATTGCCCGGATAAAGCAGCTTGGATTTCAGCATCTGTTAAGTTATTCATTTATTATCCTTGCGAATTTTTCTTAATTGTATCGTTATACGTATTAAACGTACAGCCCAAAATACAAGAGTTAAAACTCCTAATATAGCTAAGTAGCCAAATAACAAATTTATTTTGTCTGAATCTGTCAATGAAACATGAATCATCATCCAAGTTACAAAAGTAACCATCAAAATATGATGCAGTTCTTCTTGATCAGTCATATCACATTCGACCATATAAGAAATAGTTAAACGCGTTACTTGCATCTATTTTTAACTTTTTCTTTCGACTATCTTTTAAAGCAACATGCTTTTGGGTACAAAGTCGATCACAATATTTTTGCTTTACTAATCGACTAGGTGACTTTGGAGTACCAGAAGGAGTAACAGTTGATATTAATTTATTACATAAAGGATATTTACAGCGTGGAATTGTAATTTCACTATAATCATATTTTTTCATAACAATTCTCCTATCTATTATTCAAAGCTTCATAGTACTGCAGCAAATCCTTAGCTTTATCCTCAGTTAGATTAAGATCTCCTTTTATAAATTTGATACGATTTTTAACATCAATCCGCTGATTCAAATACAACTCTGCTACATATGTGATCATACGAGGAGTAGCCCAATAAGGCTTATGAAATACTGATTCATTAGGAAATGTATTCTTTGCAGATATATCTCTAATTTGTTTAGAGATAAGAGTTAATTGAACTTGGAGTTGTGATGCCCTATTCAAATCATTAATTATTTCTCTGTTTGACTCTTGAGTTAATGAATCATGCAAAAGATCCTTCATAATTTCTAACAATTGTTCAATCGTATGAATATTTACCAATGTATTATTCACTAGCTTTCTCCTTTTTTAATTCTTCTTTCAACCGCTCAATTTCTTTACGAAGTTTTATAATCTCTGTTCCAGCACGCTTACACAAAAGTGCATTTTGACCATAAGCTGCATTCAACCTAGTTAGAATTCTACTTTTCATCGCTACCTCCATATCAATACCAATAGTATACATAATAATACCAAACTAATGTAATGAAATTTATGTAATAGTAAAGTATACCCTTTTCCAATCCAATTTCTTTTACTGCTCTTCGTTCATACATAAATCACCTGTAATAAAAAGCTCAGCCACCTTCTATCTGAAACCTCATAGGAATTGATACCAATTAAACGAGAGTTTCGATGGCTGAGAAGAAACGCGCACACACACGTAGCATTATTTGAGAAGATTTAATTGCTTCCAATGCACTTCAATACATTTTTCAAGGTAGTGTTGGCATTTCTCTAAATCTTCTCTTCGATTGTCTTTTTTTTCGTAACAAATACTTCAAAACATTACCTTCATAAAAATTCAAACCATACTCATCAATAATATCCCATGGTTGAATTTTATGTTTAGAATAATGGGTACCACCAATTTGTTTAGAGTGGCCCATATTCTTCTTCCAGTATCTTTTTTTCCTGCAGCTCTTCATATGTATGAAGTGCGTCTTGGGATCTAGGGTGTTTTTTTCCCATTTTCCCTACGTAATGTGATTGTTCATAAATGGGAGTTTCATCTATAATTATTTCCAACTCTTCCTCATTCACAATAACTACCTCCAAATAAAAAAATGGCCTAGCATTATTCTACTAGGCCATAAGAGTTACTCAAGATTTTCTACTAAAGTTATAAACGCATCACGAACTCCATGACGCCTAGATTGGCATACAGTCATACCATATAACGTCAAATATCCATCTAGCTTATCCGCTAAATCTACAGGCAATGAAAAAGCATAAGCTCTATCACCACCTTCTTTTTCATCTGGTTTCTTTGTAGATGGGTCCCATGTTTTATACTTTTTAATAAAACTGGTAACTGATAGTTTTCTCTTGAGATCAAACATCCCAAGAATAAACCGACTCCAGCCAATTTCTCTTATGATTTCTTTACAATCATCATCAGTGTACCCAAAATTTTTAAGCTTGTTCACTAATGATACAAGTCGCCAAATGTTAGAATCAGACATAGTTATATGTGCTCTACAAAATCCTGACCAACCCTTGTATTCTGTATACTTCCAGACCACAACATTCTTTGCCCAATGCAAAGTTTTAGCCGTTTCTAAATGAGAATAATCGAAATTTTTTACAATAGAGGTGACTCGATTAATTACCTCGTCTATCGTCTTCTGTGCCATAATAGTATCTCCTATCGGCAGTGGGTGAATATTAACTCTTCCAGGGTAAACAAGAAGAGAAGCTCTCGACAACATTATCGAAAGTTTCGTTGAAGTCTTTTCTAACATTGTCCAATTTAACCCATGGACGGGTAGACTTCGAATCTGCGTAATTTTGCAAAATATTAATATGTGTTTTCACACATTTATGAAATTCTAAAAATTCAAGCTTCAGTTAAAATCTGATGGTTTTTGATTTTATTTGTAACGTCTATCTGAGAGGGAGACTGAAGCCCTTCCGCTAGATAACTAGCAATTTCCGAATCCTGTGAATTCGGCTTATAAGATACTGTCGGTATCATGCTGAGATCTCCTAATAAAAAAATTTAGTGCTGGTTATGATTGTCCAGCTCCGGTCTTATTACTCCCCTCAAGGCGAGTCCCGGACAGTTTAGCCACACCCGTAAAAACGAATGTGACTCAATTAAGAAGTGCTGGTTACGTTTATCCAGCGTCGATATCAGCGACCGACTGAGTCTTATTAGCTGAATTGATAACTTTCAGCCTGTGTCCGTCACGTTGACACACCGACTTGGCGTTACGCTCAGTTTTGTACAGCATACTGAGATGCTACCTCCCAGATTTCTGGAGTGGGTTGGCTTTTCTCCAATTCATACTGTTTAGCAATGCTGGTTATGTTTATCCAGCGAGTCAGTGCTAGGTTCCAGACTCCACAATAACGGAATGCTTTATTCTGTTGCCAGGAAAGCATAAAACCCCGAATCTTATTCAGTTGGTTGGCTACACTTACATTGCTTCCAAAGCGGCAAGCATCTCATCCTCTGTAGCAATAGCCGGAAATGCAGATTGGTACTCTGCTTCCAATTGCTCAGAGGGAGTCAGGGCCGAGAAAGACACTAGGTCTTCCACGTACCACTGTTGACCATCAAGCAAGGTGCTATACTCAACACCGTCCTTGACAGCCTTTGCTTTGGCAAGCTTGATCACCAACTTTTCAATGGCTTTTTCAGCCATATCTGGTGAAATGCCATGGCGAACCACGGCACCGCGCTTACCACGCGCTTTACGGAATGCAGAAGCCAACACTTGTTGGTTCCGATCCATACTGATTACCTCATCACGGATTCTCAACGACTGAGAACAAGCCAAATATCGGCACAAAAAATACTGTGCCTTTATTCATAAAACCAGCCCCTGCTGGGTGAGGAACGTCGAATCAAACGGCAACCAATGGTTACTGAGAAAACAGAGAGTTCGGTTGGTGTAGCCTTCCCTCTAGCACCAAAACGGTACTGTATGAGGATATAAAGACCACACTCCTTACTCTCATTTGTTACACAAATAGCTCTCGTAAGAACTATTTGGGTAACTAACACATCCTTGTGTTGTCATCCATCCTACTACTAAATCAAGAAGTTAAAGCTCTCCTTGATCTTATTTGCAGCATTCCCAATATATAACTTAGGAGCCGCAGACTTCTTCCGCAACTTCGCGGAAATTTGCTCAAGGTAATTACCGTAGAGATTCTTCTCGCGCAACATAACAAAGAACTCTTGCGCTTCTTGAATCACAAGATCAAACATAGACGGATTAACCATATAATCATCATGTTTAAACAGACCTTGCTGACCAGACTTTAACAATAANCTGATCACCCACCTCAACAACATAGCATCAATGCTATGCGTCAAATTGGCAAACAAACCCCACATGCCAGGATCTACACCCCTTGTGCTTTTCCTAGTGGAGGTTCTCCTTACCGAAAACACATTTACCTTTAGCATCCAATGCTACAGGCATCGGAGCTATTACCCGATACTCGATATGTGCCTTCTTACTATTACTACGAGGACTAGCGGCGTATACCGAAAATGGTACACGTTTCATCACTGCCTTGTGACAAGCAGGAAACCCATCCAAGGTCTTCCACTTAAAGATGTTCTGAAAATTACTAACAATTTGAACACCCCAGTTAGTAATAATACTGATATTACTAACTTCTGCCCCGTAAGCATCCTGATTGTGAAGATCCACAGACTCCGCTGTATGCTCCTCACCAGTTAACCGGGTCAAAACACCGGCAATGCTCCAGCTACTACTACCATGCAAGAGAGGCGTATGAACGTCCTTAATCTCCTCTCTAGGCAAATACGCGATACCTTGCGCTCTGCCATACTGCATATGACTATCAGCCACGCGGGCAAGACCCCAACAATTACAGCCACGCAACATCTTTTCAGAAAGAAAAGAGTTTGCAGCCATCATCAAACCACTATTGGTTAAGTCTTTACCAAAGATATAAGGGCATGGAACACCCTCACGGTACATCTCCAGAGCTTTCCCTGCTTTATTCAGCACAACACAGTCACTGAACTTGGACTCAGCCTTGCGATATATGCGAGCATTCTGCCCCTTGTCTCCATACGGAACAGACGGGATCTCAACATCAAGCGGATTACTTTCCAACGCAGCTTTTAAATCAGCCTCCTTAAAATGCTTCACAGCATAAGAAAGGCTTACCTTCCCATGTAACAGCACATAAATTATATGCTTGAGATGGTCTGCACCTGCGTCAGTAATCTGTACAGGTTCATACAGATCAAAACAACCTGTAACTTCGGCTGTCTTCCCTTGAGGTCGGGCACCAAACACCTTAGAGAAGTAGTAATACAACCTACCCCTATCATCAAAGAACATTGGAAGATAGAAAAACTTCATCTTCCTCAGACGATGAATTGCCTGAATATTCCTAATGTTGATGCGGTCATGACGAGCAACACTTCGCTCGTACTTACTCTCTGAATTGTACTCAGCAGAGAGCTGGTAGAAATGGCGGATAAGATCATCCGTCATATAGTCCGAAAACTTCCACCTCCATGACCCGATACCACGAAGCATCTCCTTAAAATCAGGAGACAACCGTTGATAGCCAATACGTTCTTGGACCATCATCCCTGGTTCCTCACACACCCCGTACAACAAATCAACAGGAGATTCCTTTCCACCTAGGGTGATGATAGTAACTAATTCCTTACTACCACTTTTCTGCTCCGTATGAGATTTAACAACCCCATTTGCCAACAATATCTCGATCAGAAGCGCAGCAGCATTCCACTGCACCTCTTGTTTTCTCGCGATAGTCATACCCTCAGGGCACCGGACTGGAGGCATTTTAAGCATCAACTTACCCTGCAAACTGCCCAAGTTAAGCGTGTTAAACTTAAGTATCAGTTTTGTCACCACGCGCCGGATTTTTCGACTATTTCTAGTCAGATAGTCCCCTTCGATCATGTCCTCGTGAGTAACCCGAGGAACGGTCTGCAACTTCGAACCGTAATGATCCTTGCATTTCTGCCAAGGCTCATACATTTTAGAAAGATCTAGGGAGACAGCCCTAGGAGGTACCACCAGACTCTTTAACGCCTCTGGCATAGCGTCTGCTAAACTAGTATTCATCTTTGTTTCTCCGCAAAAAGAATACTGTAACTGCACCGGAGAGTGCAGCCTGAGCATCACTGCTCATGTCAGATATCCGTAGATACCTCACATGAGAAGTAATATTGCCTCATCCCTGAGGCTAGATCATCCATGGAAGTTAATTAGGACACACGGAACCCAAATTCGCAGTATTTACACCTATGCCACTCATAATGAGCAGTAACATGTTCGATTTCCGATGGACTACTACACTGAGTACAAGGAAATAGCCCATCACTATCGTAGTCCCTTCTACCATTAAAGAAATAAAAATGATCATCCCTAGGATCAAATTTCGAGCTTTTACTACTCAGATTGGTAGTTATTTTTCGTCCTACGAACCACAGCTTCTGGCACATTATGGATACTACGATATTCACCTAAACATCTATGGGTGCTCAACTCATATCCATATTTATCAGCCAAAAGAACATAGAGTCTCATTTCCCACCATTGGCTAAACGTATTAGAAATAACCATATTTTTCTCTTGAAATGCCGTTATCCAAGCTTCTTCAAAACACCAAGCATGAGCTTTCTTTAACAGCATCGGGTCAAAATGATATTGACCCTCATCATCAAGAAAATACATATCAGCTTCGATATGTACATAGTTGGGATAGACTGTTCGGGCATACGTGGATTTCCCACTACCCTGATGTCCTCGAATTAACTTCATCTGCTTTACATTAGCCATATCGATATCTCTCCTATCTAGGCCATGGTGTTTTGAGAGCTGGCACACCATAACAGCCAGTTACAGCTCTAAATAACCTNTTTCAAGGTCACTTAGACGCTGTATTTNANCTTGTAAGCAACGTAAACAAAAAGGATGCCTACAGCCCTTCCTATACTGTAGACATCCTTAGATGTACAAACAGACACCTTCCGTGGCATCCTACCAATTTTACTGGAATCTAGCGGGTGGGCTAAACTTCCTCTTCCGGTACAATAATACCGAAAGAGAAATGATTCCCGATAAGTCCTTCAGCCAATTTACTCGCAAAATGCAGCGAGTAACAATGCTTCGAGATGTACACGTACATTCCCAAAGAATTGATAGACTCAAGGCGATACGGCTCAGTGCCATAGGCTTCGTATCCGAATAAACGAACATAAAACTTATCAACACGAGGAAGGATATCAATACCTTCCATCGGCCCGTATTTGTCAACCAGTACACTGATTAATGACATAATAAATCTCCGTTGCTGTACAAAAAACAATCAACCCTCTCTGTTATAAACACACAATGCCGCC